AAATTTTATAAGCGTTGCTTGTAAAATACTAACGTAATATATTCCACATGACCGAAGCCATGTGGAATATATTTGGTTGTTTTTTTTGGGTTAGTTATAGTCGAAACCCACGACTATTTGTTGGTATGTTTTGCTTACTCGTCATCGCTGTCGTCGCTGCTAAGCAAAGTGTCGAGCAACTCCTCTTCCACCGGTGGTTGCTTTTTCTTCTTCGACTTCTTCACAGGTGACTTGCTCTTGGTCTTTTTCTTTTTTGGAGCTCCGGGTGCTACCATCTTCTTTTTCTTTTTCTTTTTGGGCGTTTTTGGAACTTCGTCCTCAGAATCCACTTCCATTTCCACGACATCTTCCGCGCTGTCAGCACTGCGATCACTGTACGCCGCCATTTCACCCGCGTACCTTTTCTTGTCCTCGTCTGCGCTTTCTTGGTACGGCTTTTTCTCTTCGTCTGTCAATTGCTTCCAGCGCTTGCCCAATTCTCTGGTCACTTCTGTGGCTTTGGCGTCATCACCCAGCTCCGCTTTGACAGTAGCCCTCATGGCCGAGCAGAAATAGATGTAAGCCGACTTCGCTCGCTTTGGCTTGCGCGGATCTTTAGCGGCCTTTTTGCCCTTGGCACCCTTCTTCTTTGGTTTGGGTTCGTCGATGGGAATGCGTCCGAACTTCTCCATGAGAACCGCTTTCGCTTTTTGCTGAAGTGCTTTGTCAAACGTGATCTCTATAGCGTCTACCACCGCATTCACCTTTTCGCACTTCACACTACTTTTTTTCGGGAAAAGTTTCTTGACAATTTTCTTGGCTTCGTCATCTGCCAAGACCTCGCCGTTCTCCAGCAAATTTTTGTTTAATTCGCCGACCTTTGTCACAAGCTCATCCTTCTTGTCGTACGGAGAGGGATTATCATCAGTCCCCTTCCACATGTGCCCGAGCCATTGTGTCACCACTGTAAAAGGTATGGCGCCTCCGAGATCGCGTTCTTTCGCAATCTTCGTCAAGGTTTCTCGAAGAATTGCACCAAAGATCACCCACGCCGAAGTACCTCTTCTCTTTTTCTTTGTCTTGCCGGCAACTTTCAATTTTGCAAAATACTTGTCGTTTGCAGCCTTGAACATATCCATGAGGGTGTCCATATCCAGATCCTCAGCCTCCAATATCCTTTGCATGAGGCCATTATCGCGCTTGTTAAGCATATCCATGAATTTGGTAGTCATTGTATTAGTATCCATATCCGTCTTAACCTGCTCCAAGCGTCAAAAATCAGTTTCAGCGAGATATTCAAGAATCTATCAGAGGCTTATTAACGCAAAAATATCCTTTCCACCGAAGTGGAAAGGATATTAATGTTTTTTTATATAGGGCTCCGGCCACAAGTGTTAATTCACTTCGCCCTATACATGGGATTTCTTGTTAACCCCCTACCTAATATTTGCCATCTTATTGCCCTTGTGGCTTCCAGTTATAACCAGTTCCTGGTTGCAGTTGTGCTTCTTCGGCACCAAACTTTTCATCCAACCATTGCGTAAATTTTTTCTTTACGAGTTTCTTCAACGGGGAATCGTCGATGTCTTCTTGTTCAATATCTTCAAGATCATCTAATTCAGCCACTCCCAATTCTTCGAGCCATTCTAAAACACTCGGAGCTTGCTTCTTGAAGTGCCTCTTTATTTCTTCCTCCACCTCAGAAAAAGCTTTGTCCGCAACATCATCGACCTTCGCCATACAAAAATCCCCGCTAAAGGCCGGTTTTGGTGCTGACATTGCAGAGAGTTGCTTTTGCAACTCGCCCATCTGCTTGAGAAGAACTTCGGTGACATCAGACTGCTCGGTCTTCTTCGGAGATCGTTCGAAAGCCGACTTCTGACCACCGATCATAAGAGGCACTGTTTTAACAGGAGCAGGTCTCATTGCGTCCAGTCTTTTGTTACCACCACCAGTAGGAGGAGAATTTCTTGGCAACACCGCCCCTTGCTGAAGATTTGCTGCGGCCGCGTTGGCTTGTTTTATGGCCTTCAGCTCTTTCACATAAGATCTTACTTCACGTGAAAGCTTACCTTCTTCGAGCCAGATGCTTCGCCACCTCTGTGTGACACGATTCCAACGCATCACTCTCATCCACTTTCCGATCTTACGAATTTTCCCTCGCACGGCCTTTACCGTATCCAGCACTTCTGCGGGTGAGACAACTACAACCTCTTCTTCTATTTCGATACTGCCTTTGTGATAGGTCTTGGAGTCTTCGTCAAATGTGGTTTTTACAGTCCGATACCACCTTGCCGATTTACCCTTGCCTTTCTTGAAAAGTCCCAGTACACGCTGAGCCAATTTGGCATCGATTTTGTCCTTTTCCTTATCGGTAAGCTGCGGCGGTGCTGCTGGTGTGTTGCGTCTGATTGACACACCCTTTGCAGCTCTTGCTGCTGCCATATCTCCGTATGAAATACCTGCCACCCTCTTCGCTGGATTCACAATAGCAGAGGGAGCGGGCGGGGTTGGACGCGCAGTTTTTCTTCTTGGCTCATCGAGCCCGTACCCAACTCGTGCCTTAAACTCTTCCGATGTTTCTTTTCTTAGCCCCGTTTCGGTTTGCACGTGATGTACAAATCTGCAACACTTGCCATCAACATTGACAATGTGACCATGCTCGTCGATCTTGATGTGAGAACAAGGTTTGATGATTTCACCCTCCACCACCGTCTCATGTCCACATGTGTTCCTCAACCGACCTTCACGCAATTGTGCTGCATTGTGCGCAAAACCACACTTGTCTCCTCTTGGACAATAGGTGCATGTTTTCCAATTGCCTGTTTTCTTGTCAAGACAATGTCTGCACGCGGAAGTTTTCGCGATTTTTCGACCCGCTTTTTCCCGAGTCTGTGGGTCAGCGTATTCCTTGAAATGCTCTGCCGCTTGTTGTTTTGCAAGCTTCACAAGAGCCCTCTTCTCAGCCTCCTTCCGGATTTCTTCTATGTTGTAAGGTGTTCGAGCTCTCGAAGAAGTAACGGAGCAGGACTCGCTAAATACAAGGGCTGTGATGTCAGTTCCCTTTGAATTCTTTGCCTTCTTCTCCGTCTCTTTCTTTGCCTGCTCTTCCGCTTGGATTTCAAGCAAAGACGGCGCGGCCACCAATTCTTTAACCAAATCTTCTTCATCTCTGCTGTCTTCGTCACTGTCGTCGAATTCACTGTCACGCAACGCGCTAGTGTCTTCAGGCTTTCCAACACCAAAAGCTGCGGCAAGAACAGGATTTGCTTGTCGAAGCGCTTCTGCTTGTTTGACGTAATCCGGGTTGTCTTCGGGGTTGCGCACCACGTGTTGCACACCTTGCGGTCCGACATTCTCTCCTCTTTGAGCGGCTTCGATCTGTTGTCTTTTCTTTTCTCGCTGCTCTTTTTTCTTTTGCTCCATCTTGGCAACATCTTCTGCTCTTGGTTGTGGACCAGCAAGATTTCTTCCTTTCTTGGTGGTGCCAAGTTCTGCCTTTGCCTTTTTCTTCTTTGGAAGATCTGCTGCGGATCGACCAAACAATGGATCATTTTGGTTTTGGGGATTCTCCATTGCCCGTTCTTCATTCGCTTTCTTGATCCTCGCCTGTTCTGCCAATCGATCCAAAAGGTTTTTTCTTTTCTCCTTCTTCTTCTTTTTCTTCTTCTTGTCCTTCTTGCTCGTGGGGGTGCCAGCTCTGCTACTTTCTTTGCTTCCCCAGTTGCTACTACGTCCAAGAAGCACCACTCCCTCTTTCTGAAGGTCTTTCTCAGATTTCTCCCGTCGTCTTTTTGCCGCTACTTCTTCCAAAACCCTCATGCCCACACCAACGGGTTGTCTTCCATGTCTTGCATCACGTCGAGCCATTTGCTTTGCTGTTAGCGCTCGCTCTGTGCCATACTTGGTACGCCCACCGTTGTCATATTCCATATCATCCCCGCTGCCGCTGGAGTATCCATCATACCCACCAGCCATATCAAAACTCTCGTTGTGAGAGCCATATCCAGAGTCGTATTCGTATTCATTCATATCCATATCCACACCTCTGGACTGATTTCCGTTTTGGAAATCAGTTTCAAATTGTTGCCTTGCCAGGCTGTCGTCATTTCCGATCTCATATGTAAAAGTATTCATTCTGAGTTGTAAATGATTGTGTGTGTCTTTCCACTACCGTCAGCGAAACTTTCCTCGCAGTCTTTTGCTATGTAAATATCTCCTGTTGTAAATGTATTGTGTAATGTTAGTTTGCGAAACTTAAAATCTGACGACCCACCATGAAGTACCGACGACCTATCCCACCTACCCAGATACCAATGGCTTTACATCACACCCACCATTCATGATTTGTAATGCTCCTGTGCTTATCCTACACATGTTTTTTCCCACGTGAAAAGTCTGAGAGGCGGCTATATTTACAGACACGGGGGAGAGTTTTTAATATACGGTAACATCTCCAGGAAAGTAAACGTAAACGGCTTGAGTACTCTTACGTGATTAGTAGAACGACGCTGTTCTCTAACACAAGCTACAAAATTCATCATGATTGCTGCGCGCTTTGTAAAACAGTTTAAAATATCTCGAACGATGCCATTGATTGGCGATCAACTACATCTTTAACAACAGTGCATGACTAATGACGAAGAAGGGACTGCTTACCTCTACATACACCAGTCTACTTGCCATGTTCTATACATCTTTGCTAACTAACGAGCGCTGCAATTTTAAACCAACAAGGGGAAACACGTATAAACCAATATACGCGAAAGAAAACTTGTTACCCGCCAAGGTTGTTGTCAGGCCCGATTTATATCCCACTTGTAACAATACACACAAATACACCATTGCAACAATTACAATAGCGTGCTTCTTCACTTAATTGCCTTGTTCGAAGCGACACCACAAGGCAATACCGATAAATTTAATGGCTTGATAATCACTTTCAGACATAAGTATATGTCGAAATGATATCAAGCCATTCCCTGTGCATCGGCACACACAAGGACATCTCTGTCAAATCACAAGGCAAAATTTCAGTTTGAGCGAGAAATAAGGGGATAAATGACTGAAAAATAGTCGTTTTGTGTAAATTTGCAATAAATGACTGAAAAATAGTCGTTTTATGAAATATATAAAATGACTGAAAAATAGTCGTTTTGTGTAAATAAATGATCGCAGAAATTATAATGATATTGGCGGCCGTGGTATTGCTTGTTTCTCTAATAGTGACGATACCCAAAAAAGACTATTACACACAAGAAACGCCGCAAACCATAACCATCAGTTCGGCAGGTGGATTGCAGGCAAATTACGATAATTATATTAGTGTGGAATACCGGAAAGGAGGGAGTTGGACACCAACTATGGAAACGATGGTGTTTGACACCGGGTCTAATGCTTTAATTCTACCAGATTTTAGTCTTTTGGATGCCACCAAATACACAGTTATCGAAGATAACATCCAAGAGCCGTGGGGCTGTCCGGCCAAGATATTGAAGGGTCCAATAAGACTGGGTATGTCTATGGAAATTCCTGAGTGTGAGTTTGTAGCTTGCACCGCGCCAAACGCTTCGGGAAACCGAACTCACATATGTGGAGCTAGTATAGGTCAGTACGTCATATCTTCTGGGTTATATCCCAGCTCTCCTATTGTTCAATTATGCGTACAATTAAAAAGACCATTTTTCGAGATAGTAATAAACGAAAAGAGTACTAATTTAAATTCGCAAATCAACTTTTTTACAAATAAACCATCTAGCTATTCGCAAAAGAATGTAGGAGGTCCATTTCCTGTTGTTCCAAATATTCCATGGACAGCTATTGCAATTGAGGGGATAAAAGTAGACGGCAATTCTACCAAATGGCAGGTGTCTTCGGCTAGTAAGCACATAGGTTTATTAGACACAGGAGGAGGCCCCGTGATGATAAATGACGATCCACAACAAAGCTTGGTACCTGTATTTAAAAAGACTTCTGATTGTCCAGGATGGGTTTCACCCTCTTTAGGAGCACAATGTTTTTCGGACCAAATCACTGTTAATATCTCTCCTGATTTTGAAGTAAAATATCCAGATAACGGAAAAACGACAACTGTTTTATTTTCCCATCCAGGTACATTTACTAGTTGGGGAGAATATGTGGTAAGCTTAAATTTTGGAGGACCTTTCTTTTTGTACGCTTGTAACATGCTAATTGATACAAAACAAGGCGAGGTGTATTTACAACCAAAATAAAGATTTTTAGATAGGGTAACAATGATTTCGATTATATTTTTTGTTACCGACTATATGAATTCCCGAAAAAGCGTGTTTATCAATTGCAAAAATTAGTTTACTTCCGGGTGTCAAAATTTTTGGATCCCATTTAGAAAAGGATGCGTAAAATTGTCTTTTTGTATTATCTTCTGATATAGCAGCCGCCTTTGTCCCTGCTGTGATAACCGTTCCGCACGATACTCGCATTGGAGATGGAGGAGGAGATGGTTTTGTTTCCACCGGTTGTTGGAGTAATTTTTTATTAAAACACATCCTTTGTTTTACGTTAAAACTAAAGTTTTAACGTAAAAATACCTATGAGACCAAAGTCTCATAGGTATTTACAATATTCATAGTTTATATATCCCAGATATTGGATAATATGTTTTCCCACACGGCGGCCATCAGATCAGTCAAAATATTAGACACTGGTTGTTTTTGCGCCAAGTGGTGTTTCCAAGTTTTTTGAATCAAAGAAGCCGCTAAGCTTTTTATTTCAAAACTCAAGCTATATTCGATTTCTGCATCAACTAAAGGCAACCCCGTGCAAACACGAGAGTTTAATACTATTTCTCGAAACTTTGAAAGTTCTGATAAAGATAGTTTCTCTCCTCCCAAACATTTCGCGGTTAAAGTATTATTAGGTATTAACAACCACTCTCGCGTATCTGCACAGTAATATTCTATAAATTTCTCTTCTTCCGAGTAACTCATATCGGTTCTTACATGTATATTTATACAAAATCAGTTTGAAAAAGCTGAATAAGGGGTTCTCCACAGCTCGTTAATGTGAAAATTTGTTAGATGGGGCAACATACGAGATGCACGTCGCTGTTTTTCTAGTCTAGATTTAGCAAACGGCAATGTACTGACAGAGACAGCGTGATTTTGGAAATTATGTTTGCTATCCAAAAATTGCGCTCCCCAATCACTTGAAAAAGGTATAAAACTAAGAATCATCGATATCACATCAGAGTTTAAACTTTTTGAACACATTAATCTTATTTTTCTCTTTTGAATCTCTTCGTAAACTCTTTTCCTGACTATAGGACTAAATTTACTTCGAGGAAATTCGTTAGAAGACACGTCGCAAAATAAAACTCTATTTGGCAAAGGCGGCCATGTAATATTAAAATTATCTTTATCCATCGTAGACTTTCCAGATGGTTTTATTAAACGCCATATACCTTCTGTGCGTTTCGCGGCAGCTCTTTTAGCTTTTTGTTTGTTTTTTGGCGACAAATTTTGATTGGGTATGTCCGTCCCGTAGGCTGCATAAACTCGTGACATCTTTTTGGGGTATTGCGCTTGTCGTATAAAATTTGTATATAATATATGCTTTAACTCCCAGCAAATTCCCAAAGCAACGATATCAGTTCTGTAGTACATAATTTCCATGATTTTCAAAACACATAATATCGGACGTTTCTTCATTGTATAACAAAATTGGGGATCTGCATATCTTGCGATGAGCGAGTAATTTGCTTGTGCGCGAATCTTTGCAACTTTTCCCAAAAAAGATTTTTCATCAAAGACGGCTGTTTCATACTCCCAAATTGTGATGTGTAATACGTGTAAACATATGAAAGGATTCTCGCAACATTTTTCAACATAGTTTTGTAAAAATGTTGAGTTGAAAAGCAAGTCAAAAGGCATCAACAAATATTTTTCGATGTAGTCTTTTACACTGTTTACAGTTATTTTTTTATGTTTGGGTTCACACAAGTGCAGGTTTTTTATCCCGAAATCAAGTAAGAAGCGAAACCAACGAGACGAACCGTGGTTATGCGACAAGGATATATTGTCTGAATGAGCAAATAACAATTTGCGAGCATTTTGTAAGATATAAAGCTTATCGCGAGCCCCTTGGGAAGTCTTGTCAAAATAATTAACCCAATTGGTGTCTCCTCTTTGCAGAGTACGTGGTCTGGGTGTCAATAAATCTACTAGATTTTTATATTCATATTGTTCAGGATATGGTTCTCTTATATTCATTAGTTGCGACTTTGATAATTAAACGCAAAAAATCACATTCACCGAAGTGAATGTGATTTTGCATATTCGTTAGAGATTAAAGGGTTAAATAACATGTTATTTCTGCTCTTTGTACAAGTTCTTTGCAGAAATCTACAAAAAGACTCTCGACGGAGGAATATACCTCCTTGTGAATTTGTATATCATTATTTTCGTCAATTTCCATCAAGTTTTCCCAACCATTGCCAAAGTCTATTTTTGATATATACAAAAGTTCTTGGTAAATTTGTGGTACATAACCTGATAATAATTGAGAATTTTTATAATTATAAGACATTTTTGTTAATCCTAATCGCTTCACATTTTTTAAAAATGGAAATTTCTTTTCGGAAATTTGCGAAGCTTGTTTTCCGAGTTTTACGAAAACACTATTCCAAGTTGTTCCGCTTTCAACATTCACAAAAATTATATTGTTTGGATCCCATGGTAAAAAAGCCGCGCTAATAATTAATACAGTTCCTGAATTTTGCAGTACTGTAGGATCTCGTGTGACTCTTTGAGAAAGAGTTTCATATTTTCCCGTATCTTTATCGTAACCACAACAACTAAAAGTGCTAACATCTTCGCGTGGTCTTTTACGGTTCATATTCGTGGTAGAGGCGTTGTTTGTGCATATCATATCTACCATATTCAAGTTTTACTGAGTTTTTTCATTTTTAGTTGCTTAATGTTCTTCGAAGAGGCAAAAGTTCCTTTGTAACAGCTTGTTCAAATTGTTTTGAACTAATGTATTTTCGAGCGCCTACCTGTATACCAGTTTTGTCAAAAGCTTCCGGTTCGTATTCAGAATTTACATAGTGACTGGCAAAATAAGTATTTCCATCAACAGTGTCCATTATATCACCCGACATTATTTTCGAGTAGTTTGACGGTCCAACGCAATAATTTGTTGAAAACAATACGTCCAAATCTCCAAAAATCGGCGCAAATTCTCGTTTAATATTTACACAAATTCTTTCCCAAGTAAAGTGGTCCTGTTTAGCAAAAACTACCAGACGTTTCTTATGTATCCATGGTGTTCCAGAAGAACAAAACTCAACACTTTTAAGACGATCCCCTGAAATACTTCGCTGCCAATTGTATTTTTGTCGACGCGATTCCAACAACGGGGAGAAATCCAAATATAAACACCTAACGTCATTAATCGGAGTTCTTAATAATCTGTCGGCTCCGATTATAATTTCTTCGCTTAGTACGGAGCTGCCTTGAGACATTACAATGTTTGTAATGAAATCATGAACAAGTTTGATTTTTATAGCAGACTTTTTATTTGTGCACAATGAAATTCCCATTTCGCATAATTGGTTTAACAAACCCATAAACTGGTAAGTACACCAGTATTTTCCATTAGGGGGTGTCCCAAATATTCTTTGTTTATTGTTTATTTCTGCATTCATATCTATCATTGGAAAAAATTACTAAACAAAATCAATTTATTTGCACTGAGTCGCGCTAACGTAAATTATTTCTTATACCCGAAGGTATAAGAAATAATAATGGTAAAAATGTCCTTATACTAAATTTGTATTAGGTAACAAAGGGTCATGGTCTTCATTTTCTGTAATAAATGTAGGAGCCGACAGAGCAAACACCTTTTTTGCTGTTGCGAAAAGGTGTTTTCTGTGCTTGTTGCTCATAGTTTCGTCATCTGTCAACCCACATTTACAAGCCCAATTCTCAAAACAACAAGTACCACACGCACTCATTATGTTTGGGGTATCTGCACAAATAATGCGCGGATTTGTAGTATGATGTGTTGACGAAAGCTCTGTGAGTATTTGTTGTAAGAAATTGTGATATTCGAAACAATGACCGCATACCTTAACGGATTTGTTTTTGCAAGAAATATAGTTTCCCTTGGTATAAAAATTACCACACCTACACTGAGGTCTTAAAAACATTTGAGAAGCCGCTTTTAAAGCCTCAAATACATTTGGCTCCTCTAGAATTTTCTTTTTGGTGTTACCACTTTGACCTACCTTTCCCAGCATATCAATATTAGTCTGTAAATTACCAAGCAGTAAACAAGATGTCTCGTAAAATGCATCATAGTCGGCCTCGGAATATTCGGTACTCGCTGCTGTTAGGTACGATGTTACCTCTCTTTGTGCAGTTTGTAATATTCTAGAAACGTGTGCAGCGTCTGTTCTATCCATCTCAAATACTATAAAAGAGTCAACTAAAATTCATTTTTAGTTGACTACTAAACGCAAGAAAAACTACATGACCGAAGCCATGTAGTTTTTCTTATATTCATGTTTTTTAATTGGCAATGGGCACGGCATCTGCTATAGGTGGTTCAAGGATCCCTAAAAACTCTGCAAAAGCACGCACAGCTTCTTGTCTTGTTTGGAAGTTACTAGTGTCAATATCAAGAGCTTCCATCGTCTGCACGGTACTTCTATGAATTGAGTTTTTTGAAAAATCCGGTGTTTCTTCGCTCAATTCTTGGAATATTCTAAGATATTCTTCGAGGGGGCTAGCAAGTTCGACCTCTTCCTCCTCGTCACTATCTTCTTCCTCTTCGTCGCTATCTTCCTCGCTATCTTCCTCCTCATCACTATCTTCTTCGTCGCTATCTTCCTCTTCCTCATCTTCCTTGTAAACCAACAACTTATGCCCCCATTTTGGCCCACCAGCTTGCATATACACTGTACCCCCTGTAAGCAAAAACTGTAACAATCTGTAAGTTGTTTTTTGGTGAGATTCATTGTCTACACGAGGGTAAGACGCTTGAATCCACAATTGTCCATGTGAAATCATTGCTGTTTGCCCTAGTACAGAAAAAATCAACTGATGCTCGGAATACATGCTAAAGTTTAAGTTATCATGTAATTTTTCTTGTGTTGGTGAAAGTTGTTCCTCGTCTACCTCATTTCCTTCTTCCAGGGTTTGGAGAGCCAGCAATAAGTCTTCTCTGGTAACCGATTCAGTGTCTTCGTAATGGTGATAAGTGTTATATTCTATTTCTTGGGAAACATATCCAGTATCGATGTCTGTAAAAGAAGTCATTATACAACTTGTAAATAAATTTCTCAATTTAATCAATTTCAGAAACCAAGAGCATATCGCTTATTAATAAGAAAAGGCATCAATCCAGTGATAAGTTTTCAACTCCTCCAACCATTCTATTAGAGTTGAGATCATATATGACGTATCATCAAAATCTTGCTTTGTTTGCTTGAAATACAAGCGAAGTCCATCCCTTTTCTTATCAGTTCTATATCTTGGTGGAATAGATCTGGTAATTCTAGCCCTCATTCCACGATTCAACTCTTTTATATCTTCGTAGCCGGCTATTTGCAGAAATTCTCTAAAAGTAAAATTCGAGGGTAAAATATTGAGCAAATGTTTTACTTTGTGTATACGGTTTTTAACATGCGTTTCCAATTGTTCTTTGTAATATTCAACATCAGGTGTCATATTCTCGTGTTGCTGTGTTTTATGCGACATATCTCGATTTGCGTTTTTTGCCGAAAAATTATCAATTTAAACACACTAGAACTTAAACCCTGATTTAACATCAAAGCCTGAGTCATTACTCAAGTTTAAGGTAAGGTCTTCTTTTCTATGATCTAACAATATGGCTGAATGTATATGTTTCACGCCCGCGAAATCAATCATACTCATAAAACCCTGGACCTTCCAAGAGTTAGGGTTTGCTTTGCGAAGTTTTGATGAAACACAGGCAGCTTGATAAAAAGGGGTTCTACACGAGATCGGCTGTAACGCCTTTTCATAATCAAAATGAACCCATTGTTTTTCCTCTTCATTGTAACCCCGACATGGCCAACGTTTATCGTTGTCGGAAATCACAATCAACCACAAACTTTCGCGTAGTGTTTCAGGCGAGTCATACTCGTCCCACCAGACAACTCTGTACACCCCGGTACGCGGACACATTGTGGAAACTAAATCAGATTTTGGAAGTCCAAAAATAGCAGAAGCCGAGCTTTCTTTTCCGCTACGCCAGCTTGCCAGTGACTTAAAGTAATTTTCACGAGATAAGACATCTGCAAAAATCTCGATATTTTGGGTATAATTTTGATAAGGAGCTGTCTCTCCATCAATTTTCCCGTCTTTGCAGCGTCCTCCGTGAAAGTGCTGTACCCAAGACTCCGCGAGATCCGGAGGGAATGTATGACGGTCCCCTACAAACAAATCATACAAAAAACAGTCCTCGGAAGAATCTTCGCCTTCTGCGGTTTCCTTTGGTTCGTAGCGAAAAATCACACATGCCCCGCTAACCTCTGCGTCGTCTACGGGTGACGCGGAAAGACTTCCTTGACAAATTTGCTTAAATACACTAGATGATTTGGGGTCCATATGCATTTTCAAATCGTCGAGATTGTAAGTGCATCTCGAAGATGTTTCCCACCTTTCTTTTTCTTTTTCTCCAAGATCTACATCAATCCCAGGAAAATATTTGTAAAAAGCATGTGGGCAATCATACCTTTTCACATGTGAGATGACATTAGAAAATCCCCCCTCAAATGGCTTCCGTGATTTTTGAGGTAACTGTTTGGCTCGATCCCTAGCCGGAAGATCTTCCGCGGCAGGTGTCGGAGTGTTAGGCACCCTCGTTGGATCAAACATTAAAACAGCAGTGCAAGTTGTAGCTCCTGTTTTTATGTTTGTTCGGGGGCTGGTGAAACCCAACAAACTATCTGTAAACCAACTCGGCAAATTTTCGTCTGATTTTGGCTTTAATTCGCTCTT